CCCGGTGCAAACCGGGCCATGCTAACAAAGCCGCGTTGGCGACTTTGCTTTGCATGCGGGGATCAGTTTCCCTAGCATCTGAGTTAAGTTCCTTAAGCGCCCATTTGGACGTTGCGTAGACTAAGTAGATATGATGACCCACCTCATTCGCTTGGGGGACTAGCAAGCGTGTGCTCACACCTCACGCCCTAGGGGAAAGACGTCTGCGACCTTGCGCAACGGCAGGTCGGGTAGAGGTCGATACACTGAGGGAGATAGGTGGTAGAGGGGGCCGTTGGCCTCCGATACTTCCGAAATGGGAAGCAGTCACATAAGAGTGCGGACACCGTAATCCGAAGTAGTTACAGCAGAGGTTTAGAACCCTCTGTCATACTGCTTCGTTGGTTGCAACCGTTTAGGGTGAACCCCAACTTAAGTGGTAGTCCTTAGTACCATGCACCCTGGGTAGGGTGAATAGTCCAAGTAGTAGCACTTCGGTGCTCCCAAAACGGGGTTAACTACGATGGTCGGTGATCTGGAGGCGGTTAGCCTCTTCGGAGGTGAGACTGATTAGTCCAGCCGGTGACCATACCAAAGGGCATGGGAAACGGGCTACTGTGCGTGATCAGGTCCCGGGGTCGAACTCGGTGTTGCTGATTAGCTACCTGAAGCCTGATTGGTTTTACTCACCAAAGCCTTCCAAGGCTGGCTGCGGCCCTCGAAAGAGGAAACCGAAGTTTAAGAGTACAAATAGATAGCATAAACAGTGACAATAAACACAAACATCAAGCGAACGCTTGGTCGTGCGTATTCTCGACTGCTAAGCTCCTATTCGTCTCTTAATGCCATGCTCAAGGTAAAACTTGGGCGTCCAGCGGTGGTACACGTCTTAGGATGTGTATCACTTCTGGGACGGAGAGTCAACCTTTCAGTTGTTAAGGTAGTAATCACTACGTTAGCCACCTACCATCGGCTGTATAAACATGGTGGAATCAAGTACCTTGTGATTTATCTCAAGGCTTGCTCTGCCATGCTCCAGCAAGTGGTCGGTGGTCAACGACTACACGACTTGACGCCCTTTGGGGCCCGGGTCGGTCGATCGCACAGTGGGATCCCTTCAATTATTCCTGCTCTACAGAGAGCTCGTATTCGATCTGGTTGTACTTGGACTATCCGTTTCTGGGCTACCTTATTCGGGTTATACCGAGTATTGGAATTCCCGGGGACGGTTAAGATGAGTACAATCTCCAAAGAATACGGAGGTGACCCTCTTATGACGTACGAATTTAGTCAATTCGTATTCAACCACTTCATCCATGTGTTAAAGAAATTGTACCATGAAGATGGTACGATAACTGATGCACTATGGAGTGAAGAGGGTGAGGGCCCCCTTGAGTTCTTGAAGAGACTCCGAGCCAAACCTTTCCTGATTTCGAAATCTGGACCCTCTGTACGGGGATCCAATGTTCCGAGCGGTGCTCAGAACACGTCTCCGGCACAGATCCTGGCCTCAGCATACACATGGTTACACAGTCCTCTTTATCCAATGTTAGAAAATTGGTGTAAGATGACTGGAAATCAGTGGGTCCTGAACAGGATAGAATCTTGGGCCAAAGAGTTGTGGGTGTGGGAGGAATCTCTTCCTCTCTCACCAGGAGGACCATCGTGTCCTTTTGAAGCAACTAATTGGCTTGGGAGACTGGGGTTCAAGCCGGAACCAGCTGGAAAGGTTCGGGTGTTCGCTATGGTAGACC